CCCTCTAATAATATATTTTCACCAAACTGTCTCATACGTGGAAAAATAACAGTTGCAAAGGTAAAAGGATCAATCAAAAGATCCGATTCTTCTTCACCATTAATGTGTTGTAATTCAATATGAAATTTTTCACCTTCTCTTTGGAAGTCAGCATCTGTTTCCAACTGAAAACCAATATAGTTACTATCTTGACCATCTGTAACCAAGGTATCTACTTCTGGTGATTCATCTGATCTTTGGGGTTTTCCATCTATAATAATAATACCTTCGGCATCTTCAATGTCTAATCCTCTTGCTTGAAGATTTTCTCGACTATTTTCTTCAAGAACATTGTCACCCACCAATCTACTAAAAGATAATTCTGTATTTACTTCTAATTCAACATTTTGAGATATAGTAGAACCTTCTTGTTCCATCTTTATACTAACATCATCATCTATATCAACTACAAGAAGTTGAGTACTATCTGTATAAGAAATAACTGTACCTTCATGAGAACTTAATGTATTAGTTGCACTAAAGGTTCCATCTCTAACTTTTTTTACTATAAGATTTGCAGGAACGGATGCATTTGGACTAGACTTATAGTTAAACCCAGTATCTAACATATTGACATCAAGTATTGCACCTATGTCAGTAGACAACGCAATCAAGTTCTCACCTGATCCTTTACTAGATGTAACCGTGACTGTAGGTAGAGAAAGATATCCAGAACCAGAACTTGTTACTCTAATATCACCAATTATTCCATTGACAATATTACCTGTTTCTGCATTAACAGCAGTCCCTTGTTCTCCAACTATTTTATTACCAGAAAATTTATCAGGAACTCGTGGTTTTGGAGTTCCATATTCAGATAGTATATACCAATCTGTATCAGCATCGACACCATCAGTGACAAATTCACCTGTACCATTTAAAGTAATATTATCACCATCTTCAAATATTAAATTCATATCAGGAAATGAATTGTTTGTTGCGTCTTCATAAACTAGATAATCTCCAAACCCACGTGAGGCCTCTGCTGAAGTACTTTCTAATATAAAACAATCACCTACAAATGCAACTTCGGCAGTCGGTGCAACAGCTGCAGAATCGGTAGTTGTAAATACTAGAGGATCACCTACTCTAAAATCAGAACCAGAAGTATCTATTATAATATCACTAACACCACCAGTACCAACCGTATTAACTTGTGCATTTGCATTACCATTTCCTATAGAACTGTCAAGAGTGATATCATCACCAGAAGAATATAGTATTCCTCCTTGGTCTACAATTGCACCTGTTATTATTTTCTGTACTTCAAATCTTTGTTCTACATCAGAAACTACACCATTAGCACTAAGGGTTTCTCCATCAACAAAGGTTCCAACAATACTAGTTAAATCTACTTCAAATTCTGTAATAGAATCTGCACCTTGAGCAAATCCTATTGCGTTTGATACAAAAACAGTTGCACCAGAAGTTACACCAGTAAGATACTGTCCGATAACATCATTACCATCTGCGCCAGGTTTATTTCTTGCTCTAATAATTGATCTTTTTGTCCAGTTACCATCGGACATACGCATCATATATCTTGTTGGATAAAAGATATCCGACTCTTCAGCAAACATCATTCTCAAGAAAAGTTTATGACCTTCTGAAGTACCCTTTGCAGTATAAAGGTCTTTGATACTTTTTATTACATCTCTTTTTGATATTCCATCAGCCAAGGTAAAGGGAATTGCAGACATAAACTGTCTTTGCATCTCATCTAATAATGAGGCAGTAGTATTATCACTATTTGCATAATCTAGTAATTTTTGAATAGTCTGTATAGGATTACCACGATAAGAAACCACAGTTGCAGTTGCACCAGTATTTCCACCTGTTACTGTTTCCCCTATAATAAATTTTTGATTTGATGAAATAATTAATCTTGATGGTTCTAACTCTAAATCGTCAACGATGATAGTAGCGGTAGCATTAGAAGTTCCACCAGTTATAGTCTCACCAATTTCAAACTTACCAGTTGTACCCACACCAGATTCAGTAACAACCTTTCCACCATCTTCATCTAAAATAAAATTTGATGATGTAGTTTCTTGAATGATATTATTAATAACACCATCTACAACCAACTCTGCTGCTTCTAGAAACTCATAATATGCCTTTAAGAATTTTACATACTGGGGATGTTCCGACTGAACAAAGTCGGGAACTTGGCCTTCTATTAGTGGAGATATTTTTGTAACTAATTCTGAATCAAAAGGTGCCATCTGTTAGTAACTCGTATTACTTGAATAACTTGTTGCGGTTGTGTATGTTGAAGTTGCCCCTGAGTCTCCTACTGCAATACTGTCTATCTCTCCTTTAATATTAATATTGACCATATCCAATTCTAAGATTTGATTACGAACAGGAACTACATCTTTAGAACTAGGTATTGCAGTTATTCGGATACTTGTAGAGGATAACCCATCCACATTAGATATACTAGAGATAACCAATGCATTTATGTTAACTGTTCCAGATGTATAATCAACTGTCCCAGCAGCTGCATCATCATAGGTTCTTATTACACCAACTAAATGATATCTTCTAAGATTACCAACACCATCATCATCTATAAAACTTTCTGTAGTTTCTGATCCAACCTTAAATCCAGAAGAACCTATTACACCTCCCATAGAAGAGTTGTGTCCAGAATGAGGATTGTAAAGTGCATTGTTTAAATAAACATTATATCCAGCAGAATTGTTTATTGATGGAGTAAAAAATTTTGATAAAGTTATATTTGTTATATTACTTAGAATTGCTGAGTTAGTATCATCAATCATACCTGTAACAACAGAATGTCTAAACACATTACTAAATGTTTTTAAACTATTATTGTTATAATTTTTTAGAATAGTATTAACATCTGATACAAGAGTATTTTTATCTTTAGTAGTTTTACTAGAATCATATTTAAAATTTACATCTAAAATAATATACACAATCTCTGGATCAATAATTACTGGAGTAATAGAGGCAACATTATATTTTTGTAGGTTTGAAACTAGTAAAGTTTTCTGTGCAACTGTCAAGTTATTTCCTGTAGTTGATTTAATAGAAATATAAACTCTACCATAAGATGGAGTACTAGTTACTCCCAGACTAGGATCGTATGATCCTGCCTCACCACCAAAAACCATAACTGCCTGTGTTTGTGGAAATAGTTTTTTTGCGTATACTTTATAATCTTCGCCAGTTACACATCTTCCTTGTGATGCATAGTCTAGTGGTGCATTTAACTTAATAGAAGACAACGCCTCTGCACTGGAACCACCAGCAGATTTATTAAGAGTAGTTACAACAACATCAGTAATTGTATCAATCGCACCTGAGGTAGTAAAACTATTTGCACCATTTGATTCAGATTTATTTGTTACTACATATTTTAGAAAAACTATATTACCATCTGTAACTTCTTTACTAACAACACCATCACCAAAATATACTTGAAATATTCCACCCTCTACTTCTTGTATGTAATATACAGAAGAATTTTTAGTAAGTGCAGATATATCAGTTGCTTTTATATACGTTTCCAGTGTAGTGTCTGCTGCAGAATTTTGTACTTGTACAGTAAGTGTAGATGTATCAGAATTACTAGATGGTAAAGTAAATCTCTGATCTACATTCGAAGAGTCTACAGTATACCTAGTTGTAATATATGTTCCTTCATAAATCTTAATGTTATTAAAAGGAATACTTGTCCCACTATTCTGAGCTGTCATATCGTCAATAGTTACATACTGATAATCTTCGTTATTTACTTTAGTAGTAAATACTGTTCCTGCCTGCATCGTAGCAGAACCTTTAGACGCAGCATTTAAAACAACATTAACATCTGCATAAGGAGCTCTACAAGAACTTACTTCGTATCCTAAAGTTTTTGCATGAGAAGTAATACTTGAACGTAGTGTTGCTGAATCTAAAAACATTTCATTTGCAAGCATGTTTGCATTGAAACCAAGGTAGTGAGTATTATAGGCAAGAGTATCTAAAAGAATATTTAAACCAGAACCCTCAAAATCATAATCTTTAAAAGTATCTTGTTGTTTTAAAAATGTTTTTAAATTTGTTTTAATATTATCAAAATCAAAATCTGTAATATCAATTTTGCGGTTATTGGCCATTATCGTAACCTTTCTAACATAAGTGTTAATTCTACAAGTTCAGTAGGAGCATTGACAACATAAAATTCTACACTAATATCATAAGCATTTTTGTCTAAGTTAGGATATGCAGTTATCCCAGCGAGTCTTGCTCTTGGTTCAAAATTTTCAATAACATCTTCCACTTGTCTTGCGAGAATGATAGCCGTATTTGGAGTCATTAATTCAAATAAGGTTCCCCTGACACCAGAAAATATTTCTGGGTGAAAAGGTTTTTCGTATTGATTCATTAATACTAAGTTACGAACTGATCTCTTTACTGCTTGTATATTGTTAATAATATTAATATCTTTATCAGTATTATTCATTCCGAAGAAAAGGTCTAGATCAGAATAAATTTGAGAGGCTCTTGATTCGCCTTTACCAGTAGAATCACTATAAGCATCTTCATTACGCCATCCTTCATTAGTATTTGACGTTGCCATTAACCTTAACCCCTATCTTTTGAACTATTTATACAAATATTAGTACGTTTGTTTCATAGAATATGGACTATATTTTCCCCATATCTCTTTTGCTTCTCTTCTTATGAATGGTTTACTCTTCTCACCCTTAATCGGATTTGTGATAGTAAGGAAAACTTTCTTACCCTGTTTCCATGCCTCAACCTTATCATTAAGTTTATTCATCTCTGTACGAGAATCACCTAACCCAGCAACTACGTTCCTACGTTCACCTTTTGATGTGTATCCTTCGCTTGATTTCTTATTACCCATAATATTTTTCCTATGCGTCCATCTGGTCAACGACCCTAGACTCTGAGTTTGTTTGTTTAAGTTTTTCTTCTAACCTTCTTGCCTTTGCACCAAATGCTTTTCCAGCAGATTCCAAGTTTGACATCAAACTACTTAAATTTGATGCTTGTGTTTCTCTTGCTAATTTATCACCATATAATCCTTTTGGTTCTTCTGCTGTTATACTTTCTGAAAAAGAATGTGCAAGTTCTTTTAATGATGGTAAATCAGCGAGTAATGATGCTTTTGCTTTCTCTATCGCTTCAGTTGCGCCAGGAGGCAATTCGAAGTTTGGTAATTTTGCAGATAATGCGGAAGATAAGGATACACTGGATGTTCCATTTGATAAAGCAGTTGCAGCAGATGCAAGAGTAGTAGATGCTTCAGATACTATACTATCTAAACTAAATCCGCCAGCAGTAAGACCAGAACCGAAATTATTACTTATAGAAGATAACTTACTAATATATTGATTACCTCCTGCCGTTAAACCTGTTAGTGCAGTTAATTCTGCCTGTAAGTTTAATGATGGTAGAGTAGGTAATGTAGGAATAACAAGGTTAGTTTTTGCTTTCAAATCTTCTAGGTTTGTTTTAAGGGCAGATATTACCTCTGCAGCATCTGTTTCTTTGTTAGCTATAGCGGTAATGTCTATACTTTCTATTTTTGATGCGACTGCATTAAAAAATGCGTTTGCGCCAGGCAAGTTGGGTGTTTTAAAATCCATTCTAATCTCCTACAAAAACATCAGCAGAACCAGCTGCAGTTGGGGTGGGATTATGACCTGCTGAGTCAGCTAATCCGGCATCGGGTGTATGATTTACAACAGCGATTCCTTTTATGAATACGTTTTTAGACCCAGCAACTAATGCTCCTGCTCCATGAGTGTTTAAATTACCATGTACCGCAATTAGTTTTTCATTTGCAAATACATTAGTGTTTACGCTTACTACAGTGGTTGCACCACATGATCTTGCATCTCCATGTCTATGTACTTTAGCCATTATGGGTTAATATCCACTTTAGTAGTACCAACGATTGTATATATCGTTCCAGCAGTACTGTCTATTGTAGTACCAGCAGTTTCAATGATCTTATTTCCAGCGATTTCGGTTATATCTATTCCAGCTTTTATAGTCGTACTCCACGCAGATCGAATATCTACTTCTAGAGATTTTACTGAAAAGTCAAATCCAGCTTCTTCTACAATATCTAAAAATGCACTTCTTATCATAGAACCAGATGTAGTCTTTTGTGTTATATCATCAGTAACAGTATGTTTATAGAAACCCTCAACTGCTCTTATTTCATTTCCTAGAACAGTAACGGTTTGATCTTTACCAACTCTACCCTTAACTTCATCATTTATGTTGTATGAATAGTTGCCTCTAATCTCAGATTCTAGGTTTCCGCCAGATTTACCAGCTCCAACTTTAACTCTCTCGTTCTTATGTATCTTACGAGTATAGTCACCCTCTACCTCAAGAATGTAGTTACCCTTTATCAATTCTTTCTTAGTTCCCTCAATCGTAAGGTTAACATCTCCCTTTATAAGAACATTAGAGGAACCAGCAATAATCTCATAATTCGATCCGATAACCTTGACAACCTTATCCCCTGTAGGATGGATTTCCTCAAATGTTCCCGAAGAGTGTTCTCTAAGAAGTCTTTCTCCGCCAGGCGTATCATCAACCTCCATAATATGTCCTGCTTCAGATTCGAACACATGGTTCAATGGATATTTTGCTGATACATAGGGGTCTGCATCTTTCGTAAGACCTTTTGGATGCGGTTCATTCCAAAGAACTACAGGATCAGGGCGACCTGTACCTAGAACGGACGCATCTTCTACGGAAGGTATGTGTGGTCTGGTTGCGGTAGGTATAGAAGTTCTTCGGGTTTTACGTCTTTTTTCTAGAGCTCCATGTGTTTCGGAAGTAACTCCTCTTGCAAGTCTAGAGGTATCCGTTTCACCATAGGTATGACCAGATGGACGGGAAAATTTAGTTTGTTTTTCTTTTGGAAGAGTAGTATCCTTAATTGCACCTAGAGGATATGGGCCATATTCTCCATACTCTTCTGGATTCTTTCCATCAACATTATAGTATGGTTGAAGATCATTCTCCTTATGCCTAGGATCATTAAAACCACTACGCCAGTCAGCAGGAGCAATAGGATTTCCAGGCAAGGAACCCATAATAAGAGGATACTGTTTCTCTATCGCATCACGAAAGAAACCCATTACCCACGAACCTTCAACTAACCATGAAGAACTATTACCCATTCCATGCATAGAAGGATCAGTAACAGAGTGCATAACGTGTGCCCAAGGTAAATCTGTAGTAGGTAATTCAATTACGTTATCTGTATGATGTCCTAAACATCTAACACGAACTCGACCTTGTTGGTCTGGATCATCTCTGTCTTCTACGACACCAACAAACCAAGCGAATCCGTCTTTACCCATATAAAATTGTTCATTTGCCATTACGTCTTATTTATAACGATTAATGGAGCTCGGGATTTCTTCCTAAACGGCCTGCATCAGGATAATACTCTTCTAAAGTCAAGTCAGTTCTTCCTTGATCTCTATGTATTGCGATTAATTCGTGTGCATCTTCACTAGACAACCCTTCAGCAAGCAGAAGATAAACTTCTGGAACTTCTGGATTTTCAAGGATCATCACACGATACTTATTGAGTGTTTTTGACATGGTAGAGTTTATTTAGAAGATCGTCTTCTTCGATAATTCTTCTTCAGTCCAAAAATTAGTATTTCTTCGGTTTTTGGGTTGATAATCTGGAGAAATATTACCAGCAATGATGATTCTTTCCTT